CAAGAGCTGACGTTGTTGGTGACCGGGGGCAAGCCGCTGAAATTTGCGCGATTTGGCAACACGTCCACGGGGGTCTGGCAGCCGTGGAAGGTCACCTCTGCTTTCAACAGCGCAGGCTGGATGCCCACAAGCGACATGGGCGACATTTACGTAGACGGCTTGGGCTGGCATGCTTGGAACAGCACTGCCTATAAGCCTACGTTCGCGGGCAAAGACCATGGGCAATGCCGATTTGCGTACGTGAGCACCACGCAGTGCGCTTTGTTCCCAATTGATGGTAACGGCCTAATCATCAATGGTCGGCAGTACCGCGTGCCAGCTGCTGGCATCACAATTGCCAACACCGCTTTCAGCGCCCAAACATTGATGTATGTATACGCGTACGACAACGGCTCGGGGGCTATTGCGCTTGAGGCTTCCACAACTACCCATGTACGCCACACCGACGGGGTGCGCATAAAGAGCGGAGACGCCAGCCGAACGCTTGTCGGTATGGCACAGACTGAAAACAACAATAACTTTCTGTGGAACGCGACAAATAGGTATGTGGCTACGTGGTTTAACCGCAGACAGTCAGCAGTGCAGGAATTTTTCTCCGCAGGTACTGCCTCATTTAATTCGGCCATCATGCTTAACAATGGTTGCGGTTGCTTGGCCTGGGCAGGTGACGCACTCGTGGTTTCCGCCATGGGGCAGACCTACGCCAATATGTCAGCCGGTTCTTATGTGTCCGCGCGCGTCAATAGTCTTCATGCGGCAGGTAATTATGGATACTCATGCACAGGGCCCGGGGCGCAAATAGCTATAGCCATGAACTCCCCTTGGGGCGTGACGGCCGACGGTGTGCACCGTCTGACGTGTTGGGCGTTCACCAATGTAAGCGGGGCGAGCGTCTATTTTGGCGCTGATACAACTATTGTGTACGAGGGGTAAGCATGGAAAACAAGAAGATCGGACCTCGGTTTCCAGATGAATTGAAGGCTGCCGGGCTTACCGGAGAGCCGTTTTCCTGGTCCCCTGATGGCGATGTCTTCTGGGGCGATGAGGCAACCCAGGAGTTGAAAGATGCCGTTATGGCGGTAATTGCGGCGCACGATTCAGAAGCGCCCGCGCTGCCGCCGGTCCCACAGGTCGTCAGCCGCTTCCAAGGCCGCGAAGCCATGTGGCAAACACCTCACGGCGACGCCACACTGTTCGAAGCGGCCGAGGCCGCACTCGCAGACCCTGCCACGCCGGCCATGTATCGTCGCGCCTGGGACGACTTGCAGGAGTTCCGGCGCGACAGCGAAATGCTAGCCGCAGTCGCCGGCATGCTGGGCCTTTCGTCAGCGCAGATTGACGCGCTGTTCATCCTGGCCGCAAGTATCCAGGCTTAAGGAGACGTCATGGGAATTTATGCAGACGTCCAAAAGTTGGAGGTCGGCGCGCTGGTCGACCTTTATGAACTGGACGCCACCGGTATCGGCGGCACGCTTCAACGCTTCCACGGCTACACGCAAGTCGGTCCGATCTGGTGGCAGGGCAATCAGTACGAGCCTTGGGCTATCAAGGCCGAAGGGTTTGAGCAGGTAGGAGAAGGGCAGCAGCCCACACCTACGTTGTCTGTCGGCAACATTGGGCAGGATGCTGATGGCAACCCCATCTCCGGCGTGATGTCGGCGCTGTGTATCGCACTAGATGACCTGGTGGGCGCACGGATTGTCGTGCGCCGGACGCTGGGCAAATATCTGGATGCGCGCAACTTTGCGGATGGCAATCCAACGGCCTCGCCCGACGAAGAGCTTCCGCCTGAAATCTGGATCATTCAGCAGAAGACGACCGAGGCCGCCGAGGTGGTCGAGTTCGAACTGTCGAGCGCGCTGGATTTCAATGGCCAGATGCTGCCATCCCGGCAGATCATCGCAGGCGTGTGCGGTTGGCTGACCAAGGGCGGCTATCGCGGTACCTACTGCGGCTACACCGGGCCCCGCATGTTCGACGTCAACGGGAACGCGGTCTTCGATCCGGCATTGGATCGCTGTTCGGGCCTCCTCTCGGATTGCAAAAAGCGCTTCGGCGAGTACGAAGTGATCAACTTCGGTGGCTTTCCGTCAGCGGATCGGCTCAGGGGATAACGATGCGTAAGAAAACGATGGCAGCCATCCGTGCGCACGCGGTGGCTGAGTATCCGCGCGAGTGTTGCGGTCTGGTGGTGATGCAGGGCCGGCGCGAAACCTATGCGCCGTGCCGCAATCTTGCATCGGGGACGGATCATTTTGTGATGTCGCCTGAAGACTATGCGCAAGCTGAGGACTCGGGGCGCATCAGTGCTGTTGTGCACTCGCACCCCGACGCACCAGCCACCCCCAGCGAGGCGGACCGCGTTGCATGCGAGGCGACTGGCTTGCCGTGGTTCATCGTGGCGGTGGCGCAGGTGGAAGGCGGCCATGTTGTCAGCGGAGACCTGGCCGGCTTCGCGCCGGAAGGCTACTGCGCACCGCTGCTGGGGCGTCCGTTTGCTCACGGCGTTCTCGACTGCTACAGCCTGATCCGCGATTGGTATGCGCGGGAGCGCGGCATCCTGCTACAGGACTTCCGTCGCGATGATGGCTGGTGGGAGTCGGGCAAGGAAGGCGATCTCTATATGGATCACTACGCTGAAGCCGGCTTTCGGCCGCTTGCCAACGATGAACAACTAACGACGGGCGACGTGGTGCTGATGCAGATCCGCTCAGACCGGGCGAACCATGCTGGCGTATATATCGGCTCGGCTGCGCTTGAGGAAGACCGCGGCCTGCACCCAGTACCTGATGCCATGCTGCATCACCTGTATGGACGTGACTCCGAGCGGGTTGTGTACGGCGGCTATTGGCGCGAGGCTACCCGCCTTGTGCTTCGCTACAAAGGATAAAAGATGAGCGAAAAATTGCGGGAAGTCAGGCTTTATGGCTGGCTGGGAACTCAGTTCGGACGAGCTCATCGCCTTGCCGTGAGCAGCACCGCGGAGGCAATACGAGCGCTTTGCGTGTTGTTGCCCGGCTTTGAGAAAGCGCTGGCTGAGAGCGAGACGCGCGGCGTGAAATATGCGTGCTTTCTTGGACGCCGGAATATTGGTTCCGAAGAACTGCGGCTGCCGTGTGGTGATGACGCGATTCGAATTGCTCCGATCCCGGCGGGTGCAAAGAATGGTGGCCTGTTTCAAGCGGTTCTGGGAGCGGTGTTGATCGTTGCGGCTATCTACTTTCCGCCGCTTGCGGGGATGGCGCTTTACACAGAAGTCGGGTCCGTCGCGTCAACCGTCATGTCCGTGGGAATCGCCATGGTGATGGGCGGCGTCGTGCAGATGCTATCGCCTCAGCAACGCGGGCTAAGCGCAAAGGACAATCCGGATAACGGGGCGTCGTACAACTTCAATGGCGCCGTCAACACCAGCGCACAGGGCAATCCCGTGCCGGTTTTGTATGGCCGAATGATTGTGGGCAGCTCCGTAATCTCAGCAGGCATCTACGCCGAGGATCAGGTATGACGATGCAACATAATCAGACTGATGGGGCGCCTTTGGGCGCCCTAGTGGTTTCTGGGACCAAGATGCCGAAAAAGCCGTTAGTTGTCGGGTTTGGTGGCGGGAAAGGTGGTGGCGCCGGCCGTAGCCCGAAAGAATCACCTGACAGTCTTCATAGCACGGCGTATGCCCGCGTCGTTGACCTGGTGTCAGAGGGCGAGGTGTACGGCCCGGCGCACGGGTTGAATGGTGCACTGCGTGATGTGTATTTGGACGGCACGCCGATTGCCAACGAGGACGGCTCTCTGAACTTTCAGGATGTCGCAATCGATTTTCGGGCAGGCACGCAGACTCAAGATCCGTTGCCGGGTTTTCCAGCTTCAGAAGTTACGGCTGCGGTAAACGTTGAACTGACGGCTGCTGTTCCTTGGGTCAAGTCGTTCACCAATGTTCAATTGTCCGCTGTGCGGATCACGCTCGCAGTCAATGGCCTCTCATTGGCCAACACCAGCAACGGTGATATCACTGGCTACCGGGTGGAGTATCGGATTGAACTCAGCACAGACGGTGGTGCATATCGCGAGGTGTTGCTTAGCGCGTTTGACGGAAAGACTTCGCAGCGCTATTCGCGATCGCATCGCATCGATTTGCCTTCGGCGCGATCCGGGTGGTCTATCCGAGTCGTTCGGATCACGGCCAATGCGACGAGCAACACCATCGGCGACAAGACTTTCGTGGATGCATATACCGAAGTGGTTGACGCGAAGTTGCGCTATCCCATGTCGGCCGTCGTTGGCATCAAGCTTGATGCGTCACAGTTCCAGAGTATCCCCACGCGAGCCTATGACTGGAAGGGGCGCATTGTTCGCGTGCCCTCCAATTACAACGTGGATGACCGTTCTTACAGCGGAACTTGGGATGGCACCTTCAAGCTGGCTTGGACGGATAACCCCGCATGGATTTTCTTCGATCTGGTCAGTAACGACCGATACGGCTTGGGCGAGCGTATTCCGGCTGGCTGGCTGGACAAGTGGGGCCTGTATCAAATAGGCCGATATTGCGATGAGTTGGTCCCGGATGGGTTTGGCGGTCAGGAGCCTCGTTTTACCTGCAACGTGTATCTGCAGACGGCGGCTGATGCGTATCGCGTTCTGCAGGACTTGGCGTCGGCGTTTCGGGGTATGGCGTACTGGGCGAGCGGCGCGGTTTTTGCCGTTGCCGATATGCCTGGCGACCCGGTTTACACCTTTACGTCCTCAAACGTGATTGATGGCCGCTTCAGCTACGTCGGTAGCCCGTTGAACACACGCTATACCGTCGCGTTGGTGTCATGGAATGATCTCTCCGACATGGGCCGGCAGAAGGTTGAGTATGTCGAGGACCGGCAATCTCTGGGCCGCTATGGCCTGAAGCAAATTGAGATAAGCGCGTTCGGTTGCACGTCGCGCGGTCAGGCGAATCGCGTTGGGAAGTGGGTGTTGCTGACTTCGAAAATGGAGACGCGCTCGGTGTCCTTCGCGGTAGGCCTGGACGCTTGCCGCGTTCGGCCAGGCAGCATCATTCGTGTTGCGGATCAGCATCTGGCCGGGCGCCGGATCGGCGGCAGAATTCGTGAGGCCACGGCTACGGTCGTCACGGTCGATGCGAAGCTTGGCGTGCGTGTAGGGGACCGTCTTACGGTCAACCTCCCCAGCGGAATTTCGGAAACGCGGATCATCAGCTCTGCGGTCGGGCAGGGGCTGACGGCGGACCTGACGCGCTTCACGGTGGACTCGACCGAGTTGACCGCAGACCTCGTGGGCTTGC